ACGACGTACGCCACCCTGTCTCCAACGGCACAGGTGCGCTTTTGGGCAAACGCGAATACGTCACCGTTGCAGCCTTCGCGAAGGAGTTCAGTTACAACCCCTTCACTGTGCGTCGCTGGTGTCGGGATGGCGTGATTGAAGCGGTGCGTGCCCCAAGCGGACGCAATTGGCGCATTCGTGTCACCGAGATCGACCGCGTTCGTCGTGGTGATCCATTGCCACAGAGCGCGGCGTAAACACGGTGTAGCTCAATGGCAGAGCGCCTGGCTTCTAACCAGGAAGCGCTTGGTTCGACTCCAAGCCCCGTGACCGGCCCGGTCGCCGATTGCCGAGCATCCCCCGCGCGGCAGTCGCTCAGGTGACCAGGGCCCCTCTCCCGCCCGCTACATTGAAAGCGGCGCCCCGAACGTCGCTGGGCTGCAGCGGCGGGACCTCTCACGATGCAGCGCGACACACTCCCGCCGCCCTCACCCGAAACGTGGCAGTCGACCGAGCCGGTGGAGCGGTGGACCCGCAACACACGCGGGTTCGAGCAACCGAGCGAGGAGCGGGTGCCTGACTTCGACGAGGTGATGGAGCAGGCGATGCGGGACGCGGGGTGATATCGTGCCGCGCATGCAATATGCGACGCTCGATGATCTGAAACGCTACGGCATTCCTGAACCCACAGCCGACGAGATCGAGGCAGCGCTGAAGCTGGCTGAGGCGGTCGTGTTTGGGCCCCGGGCAGATGCCGCGATGCGTGATCAGGTCGTGGCGATGGCGGTCGAGCAGCTGGTACGGAGCGCGGGGTAGCGATGCTGCGAGATGACGGACACGTCTGCGACCAGTGCGGCTTGCCGGTGACGCTGTCACGCGAGGATTGCGAGCGGGAGCGGCGAGATCCGAAGCGGTACGGGGTATTTTGCGGGCGCGAGTGCGCACAGGCCTACGGCGAGAGCATGCGGCCGAAGCCGTGCGACGCACTAACGTTCGCGGCGTGAGCATGTTCATCGTATCGCCCGACCACTACGAGCGGCTTTCTGCGTCGTTCGAGCGGGTCTTCGGTCGCCCACTGCCCGTTGTGCCCAGCGTGCCACCGCCGTCGCACTCGTTCTGCACAGAGGAGATGACGCAGATGCTGGCGGATCCTGATCTGTTCGCTGGGATTGAGTGTGACAGTGGTGCTGTCTGGGACGAACTCCCCGCTTGCCAGCAGGCCCCTCGCCTAGCATGAAAAGTTGTAGGTTCACAAGGTGACGTGTGGGTGACCGAGGGCCCAAGATCGATCCGGACTTCGTTGCGCAGGTTCTGGTGGACGCCGCAATGCTGGGCGACGATGCCGCGGCCAAGCGGCATAACGTGTCCATCAAAACCGTGTCTCGTTACCGCGGGTTGGCTGACTCTGACGAAAACTTGTCCAAACTTGTCTCCCTAAAAAAGAAGGCCGCCGAGAGCCAGTGGGCTGACGGATTGGCTGGTGCCATCAAGGGACAGATCGAGTTCTTACAGCGCGCGTCCCAAACTGCCGAGGCGTCGGACCCGGATGCCATCCACGCCGTCGCCGGGTCGCTCAAGATCCTGGCAGATATCGCGCTGACCTCACGGATGATTGATGCTCGACTTGCTAACCGGGCTGGACCGCAGGGAGCGGCAGATCGACAGGTTTCTGGACCCGCAGCCGAAGCAACGCCCGGCACCGTCCACTGACTCCGCGACATCCAAAGCCCTTGCGGCGGCCATATCGCTCGCGGCCAGTGACCCAGCTGAGTCGTTTCGCTTGTTCTGCGCGGAATGCATTCGCATCTCGACGAAAACGCCGGGCGAGGTCAAGTCACTCCAGTTCAACGCGATCCAAGCGAAGTTCTGCGAGCGCCGGACGGGCCGCGACGTTGTCCTAAAAGCTCGCCAGGTGGGATTCACGACCCTGGAGTTGGCCCGTGACCTTTGGTTTGCTCTCGCGAAGCCACACACCGCTGTTTCCGTAGTCACTCAACCGCACAAGACAAGCGAGCCGACACGAAAGGTGGTTCGACAGCTTGCGTTCATGCTCGGCTGGATCGGCGAAAGCGTTGGCGCTCACTGGTCTGGCGGAACATGCACGTTTGCTAACGGGTCAAGCATCACCGTCTTTGATGCCGGCGGCTCCGAGGAAGCTGCAGACAAGCAGGGCCGCGGTGGCACCTACCACCGGGTTCACGTCACCGAAGTCGCGTTCTTTCCGTATGCGGCCAAGGTGATGAACGCCTTGTTCAAGGCGATTCCGTCGGTCAAGCAAGGCGGCGAGTACGTCGAGGAGAGCACGCCGAATGGAGCAGGCGGACTTTTCTACGAGCACTACCAAGGCGCGATCGCCGGCACCAATGGGCTGTCAGGTCACTTCTTTCCGTGGTTTCTGCAGCCCGAATACCGACTCGGTGAGGATGAAGGTCCGGCAGCGCCTGCGGATCCAGAAGAGGTCAAGGTTGCTGAAGCGGCCAAGGCGGCGGGAGAAACGCTGTCCGAGGCGCAGCTTGCCTGGTGGCGTCAGCAACGAGCGCGCGATGGGCTCGACCGAACGCTTCAGGAGTATCCACACGACGCTGATCGATGTTTTCTCCTATCAGGCACGTGCTACTTCGATCGCGATGCGTTGGTGCGACTCGAGGCCAAACGCGCCGCACCCCTTTCGGTCGAAAGCATCCTTCGGGATCCACCAGACAGTACCGCTAGGCCGTTTCAGGGGCTTCTGTCAGCGTTTTGGCACCAGGTTAACCGCGCCCATGGATCGCTGCTGCGGGTCTGGGTGCCGCCCTCTGTCGGATGCGGCTATCTGATCGTGGTCGACTCCGCGGGCGGCAAGTCCGACGGAGACTGGCTTGTCGCACCGGTTTTTGAGCGCAAGAGTCGTCGACACGTCGCAACGCTGCGCGCGCAGATCCAGACCAGCGAGTTCGCTCGTTGGGCTGCCAAGCTCGGGTACGCCTACGGAAAAGCTGTCATCGTGGTCGAGCGAAACAATCACGGCGGCACCGTGCTTCATGTGCTCGACGAAGAGCTGCACTACCCGGCGATCTGGAGAGAAGATCCGAGCAAGTCCGATCTTGGATTCTGGACGGGTCCCAGTAATCGACAGGCGATCATTGACGATCTGGTGGACGCGGTTACGCAGAACGAATTCGAGACCGCGGATCCGTTGTTTTGCGCCGAAGCCCGCACGTTTGTCAAAACGGAGAGCGGCAAGGTCGAGGCGCAGCCAGGCGCGCACGATGACGTGATTATGGCGTCGGCAATCGGCTGGCGCGTGATGACTGGGCCGCAGCGGATTCCAGGACAGCCCCGCGTTATGGACGGTCGTTCGATAGCCCCGTTTGGCTGATGCCCGGTGAAGTACAAAAACCTGACAGCAAAGTCCCCCGAGTACTCGGCGAGCTACTGGGAGGAGTGCCGGGCGTTCTACCGCGGGGGTCGTGATCTGCTGAACAACCGTGACCTGCTGAAGAGAGTCTTTCCGCCCCATGCAAACGAGGCGTTTGAGATCTATGAGGAGCGCTGCAAGCGAGCCACGTATCTCGCGTACGCCGGCGAGCTTCTCGATTACATCGTCGCGTCCTTGGCAGCCGAGCCACTCGCGCTTACGGCAGAGCCTCAGCCACCAGCGTTTTACCAGGAGTTCGCGAAGTCTACAGACGGCAAATCGCTGACGCTCAACGACCTGATTCAGCAGCAGGTTCTCACGGCGCTCATCTGCAAGACAGCATGGACGCTGGTGGACCTACCGCCGCTGGACTCGGGCGCGGTGATCGAGTCAGAGGCCGACGAAGAGGAGTCGGGACTACTTCGAGCGATGGCTTTTCCCATCGAGCCCGAGTGTGTCTACGACTGGGACGTTACGCCGTCGGGTGATCTTGAATGGGCGCTGATCTGCATGCGCTCGACGCCCCGCAGGCGACTCGAGGACGATCGCAGCCTGATCACCGAACGATACACGTACTACACGCGTGACGGCTGGGAGCGTTACGACGTTGCCTACAAGGAAGACAAACGTCCCAAGCCAGACGATGACATTTCCCCCACGTTGTCCGGCTCGCATTCGTTCGGCAGAGTCCCGCTTGCCCGCCTCGAGGTGCCCGACGGTCTATGGGCCATGGACAAGATCCATTGCCTATGTCGCGAGATTCTCAGCAAGCGATCCGGCATCTCGTTCTCACAGCTGCGGCACCTATTCCCGATCCTTACGGCGTATCTCGGACCGGAGATCGGTCCTGGTAACGAGATCCCCGCGCCGATTGCACAAGATCCAGACCGGGCCACCAACCAGGTCTACGGTATCGGTCGTATCGTCAAGTTCGGCGATAAGGACAAGCTGGAGTACACCTCCCCGGACCCAGGCATCTACACTACCGCACTCGATGACCTGAACGGGCTGCGAGACGAGCTGCACCGAGTGCTGCATCAAATGGCGCTGGCGGCGAACAATTCCGCCGGTGCGCTCAAGCGCTCGGGTGACAGCAAGGCTCAGGACAAAGCCGCCGCGTCGGTCGTGCTGCAAGCCATTGGAGAGTTTGCCAGACGGCATGCGGTGGAGATCCACGATCTCGCTGCGGCCGGCCGCCGGGATTCGCCCTTGTCGTGGTCCGTTCACGGGATGCAGGACTTCGACATCGAGGGTCTGAAGGACGCCATCGAAGAAGCGGCTGTCGTTCAGACGCTCACGATTCCGAGCCCCACGTTTCACCAAATCTACCGCTATTCGATCGCGAGCAAGGCGGTGTCTGGCATGGCCACGCCCGAGCAACTCGAACAGATTCGCGGCGAGATCAACGCCGGCACGACCGCCGAAGAGTTCGATCCGCAGCGCAAGATGGAGCTTGAAAAAGCTGCGGTAATGGGACCTCTCGAACCGGACGGTAACGAAAAGGAGCCCGAG